CCCTTATCACATAATTCAGAAAAAAGTTCTAAAATTTGTCTATCTTTTCTCTCAATATTGTAAAACTTATGAATAGGATCAATAATAGTATTAGAGTTCTGCATACTCAAAATATATATAAATAATAGGTTAAAATTATAATTAAAAAAATTCAATTTTTTTTTATTGACTAATTAAAAAATCAGGATAAATAGTAATAATTCTATTGAATATATAATCCTTTCTAGGATGATTAATATTTGAAATATATAAAGCTAAAAATTTGATAATATCTTTCATAAAGGAAATATTATTATCATTAGAAATAACATAATCAAAAATAGTTTCAATTTCATTAGAATAATTAATATTTTTTAATAATTTATGAATAATGTATTTAGCATTAATTCTGTAAGCTTTTTTAAAGCAAGATTCTTTAGCTTGTCTAGTTAATTTATTATGTAAATTGATTTCAATAAGATAATCAACAAAACTATTATATTTTCTAGTGCAACATATAATAAAAATTTCTTCAACAAGAGAATCTTCATTAAAAATATCAGGGAATCTTCTAAAAAATTCTTTAAATAATTCAAGATAATTTTTTTTAACAGTAGTATAGATAATACCATTATTAACATTTTTAATATTATCAACAGTAATATCAATATTTTTTTCATGACATAAATTGAAGAAGAATCTAAAACAATCAGTATTACCTCCAATAGAGATACGATAAAGAATATTAATTTTAGTTTGTTCATCCTCGAAATTTTTTAATCTAGGAATCAAATCATAAATGATCTGAATAATTTGAATGTTACCTTTAATATAACAAATATTTAAGTATTTATGAATACAATCCAAATAATTACGGTTATATAGATTAGGTATAATAAATTTAATTAAAGTATTTCTAAAAAGATCAACATAATTGTTGATACAACTTTTAATCAATAAATTATCAATATTTTTCTTCAAAATGGTAGGTGTTTCCATAATGTTATATATAAAGTAATATTAAAAATTTAAATAAAAATCATTTCAATTTTTTTAGTTATAAAAAACCTTAGATATATCTAAAATAATATATTCAATATATATGTAAAGGTTTTTATATAAAAAAACAAAGAGAATAAAAAACAAGATAAGGTTAAAGAATGAAAAAATAAAAATTGATAAAATAAAAATAAAAAAATTAAAATAAATAAATATATAAAATGACAGATAATATGTATGAAGATAATGGAGATAATGAATATATAGTAAATACATCAGATGATGAAGAAGAATATTATGAATATAATAATACAAATATGAGAGATGAAATATATGAAGAAGATGAAATGATATATGAAGAAGAACTAGAAATGGAGAATAAAAAGAATATAATAATAGAATATGTAAGAAGAGGAAATATACAAAAAATAAAGAATTTTATATTAGAGAATAGAGAATTTAATATGTCATTTGATGAAGATTTTGTATTTTTAACTGCATGTGAGTTAGGATATTTAAATATAGCAAAGTTTTTAATAAAAACGATATCAACAATAGATATAAATGCAAGTAATAATTATTCATTTTATTCATCATGTGGTAATGGACATATAGAAGTAGGAAAATGGTTATTAACAATAGATCCGAATATATTAAATAATAATTTAGAATTAAAAACGATGAAAAAAGCAGTTCAGAATGGACATTTAAATGTATTAAAATGGTTATATTCACTAAATCCAAATGTGAATTTGTCAGATGATAATGAAGATTTATTTAGAAAGGCATGCACAAGAGGATATTTAAATATATCAAAGTGGTTATTAACAGAGAAACCAGATATAAATATATCAATAGATGAAGATGATATATATTTAGAATCAATAGGTAATGGTCATATAAAAGTAAGTAAATGGTTATTAAGTATAAATCCAGGATTTAAAAATGAAAGGAATTTAACAATAGCATTTAGAAATAGTTGTCAGAGAGGTAATTTAGAAGCAGCGAAATATTTATATAAGTTAAATGACAATAATATAATAGCAAAAACAACAGCGTTACATGATTCATATTTAATGAAAAAATATGAAATATGTGAATGGTTATTATCAATATATGATGAATGGGATTTAAGTTTTTTAAAATATCATATTTTTAGATATAGAGAATATTCGGAACAAAAGATAGATAAAGATTTAAGAATATTATTTAATAATTATATAAGGAAATGGTTAAAAATAAATATAAAAATAGAAAATATAGAATGTTCAATATGTTTTGATAATAAAAAAAAAAGTTATATAAAAACACCATGTAATCATATATTTTGTAAAAAATGTATAAATGAATGGATGAATATAAAAAATAGTTGTCCATATTGTAGATGCGATATCTAAAAAATGTATATAAAAAAATGATACTTAAAAAATAAATTATTTTATAATAAAATATAACTGAATTTCCTATAAATATGGAAGGATCTGTTTGCGATATGTTAATAGGTTTGACATCTGCTTTTGGAGTTTGTTTGATTTATTGTTTGTTTGTTATGATCGGTCTAAAAAAAAAAGTTGTAAGATTAGAAGAAACTTTGAATTATGTTAATAATTTAAGGAATCATTTGATTGTTGTTAGTAATCCTCCTTTTTCATTTCAAATTCAAACTGGTATTATACAACCTCAAAATGATAATTGTGATATTGAAAATCAAGGAGTGGCTGCTGCTGCTTAAAAACTCAAAAATAAATAAATAAAAATACAAAAAAATAATATGAGATATTATTTATCCCATATTACCCTAACATATTTATAATTACAATACCAAAGAATCAGAAATAAATGGCTAAAGTCACCATGTTTTACTTCGTAAAGCGTGCTCAGAAATACCAAAAAGTCAGAAATACCAAAAAGTCAGAAATACATGCAAAAAGTCAGAAATACATGCAAAAAAGTCAGAAATACATGGCTAAAGTCAGAAATACATTTTAGTCAGAAATACATGCAAAAAGTCAGAAATACATAAAAGTCAGAAATACATAAAAGTCAGAAATACATAAAAGTCAGAAATACATAAAAGTCAGAAATACATAAAAGTCAGAAATATATAAAAGTCAGAAATACATGTAAAAAGTCAGAAATACATGCAAAAAGTCAGAAATACATGCAAAAAGTCAGAAATACATTTTAGTCAGAAATACAAAAAAGTCAGAAATACATTTTAGTCAGAAATACAAAAAAGTCAGAAATACATTTTAGTCAGAAATACAAAAAAGTCAGAAATACATGGCTAAAGTCAGAAATACATGGCTAAAGTCAGAAATACATGGCTAAAGTCAGAAATACATGGCTAAAGTCACCATGTTTTGTTGGTTGCTTCACAACCTCACCGAAGGTTGATAACGCGAAGCGTTATCTCAGAAATAGATAAAAAATAAACAAAAAAAAATGAAAAAGTAATATAAGGATAATTTATTTATAAAAATATATATAATGAATAATAAAGAAATATCAATATTTACATTTAATATTTTTAGTAGAATATGTAGGAATTTTTATGGAATAATAAATTATTTAGAGTTATATAATCCAAATATATTATGCACTCAAGAAGATGTAGGTATAGATCAATATAATCCAATAGGTAAATATATATCAAGAATAAATAATCCAAATGGAACAAATGGTGTATATACTAAAGACGGTGATTACGTAAATTATATTAAATATTTACAATCAGAACCATATGATTTACCAAATGCATCTATAAGAAATTCTATCATATTTTTATACAAAAATATATTAATAGCAAATTTACATTTAGAAGGAGGTAGATTTGTAGATGAAAGTATTCTAAAATATAATACTGATAAATATCACTTTCATAAAATAAATTTATTATATTTATTAATGTCTTCAAACCCAAAACCAGATATTATTTTAGGTGATTTTAATTCAGTATATAATACAGATAAAAGAATATTAAAAAAATATTTAGAAAATCAATATGAATACTTTAAAAAAATAAAAGGTTATTCACTAACCATCGAAGAAAAAGAAAATATAGATAACTGGAATCTAACTCCTATAAAATATTTAGAAAGTATAGGATATACTTATGCAAAACCAATCAATGAAGAAAATATGATAACAAACGGAAGAGGTGATTCAATAATAGATTTAATATTCTATAATAAATATAAATTAAAATTAATAGATTGTCATATAATAAATGTAATGAATGGTATAAAAGATTATAGTATATATAATGCAATATCAGATCATAATCCTGTTTATGCAAAATTTATTATAGAATAAAAAATCAAAAAAATATTTGATGATATTATAAATAATTTTATGGTTCCAAATTCATCAAAATATAAAAATTTGAAAATAATTATTATAAATATTTATTATTTATAATAAAAGTATTCTAATGAAAAAAGAAATAACAAAAATAAATAAATTACTAACAAAAAAATGTATAAAAATAGATAAAATGGAAATAGATAACACTTCACGATATATTTCAAAAAAAGTAAAAGAAGAAGTATTAGAAAAACAGTCATATAAATGTAATAATAAAGATGGTATCAATGGATATAAATGTTTATTATGGAAATATGAGGATGGAAATTTAGAAAAAGATTTATATGAATTTGATCATATAGAAGAGTATGGAAAAACAAAAAATAGTAATATAGAAAATATTCAAGTATTATGTCCCAATTGCCATTCATTTAAAACCAAATTATTCTTGAAAAACAATAAATTATTCACAAGTTTAGAAATAAAAGAAGGGGCTTGTATAATGGAAATATAAAATAATATTAATTTATAAAAGAGACTTACATGATAAGATCAAGAGATCAAATCAAAGCTCTAAGAATCTTAGACAACAAATTTAGGCTCAATAGGCTCAAATGGAAGTATAGAAGAACCTATGAAATCACAAATGAGGAGTTTTAAATCCAAATTAAACTTTTTGAAGAAGTTGTCAAGAATAGAAGTATCCAACTTAGGGAAGTTCTTGTAGATCATCTTTACCATCTGAATGTTATGATTGTAGAAAGCCATTTCAATAGCATAGCGAAGATCAGAAATATTCATTTCTGATTTTAATGAAAGAATCCATTCGGCAATCTCAACATGTCCATAAGCACAAGCTGAAACCAAGGCAAATCCCAAGGTAGAACCTTTATTGATTTCGACACCAGACTCACTGAAGAGCTGGAGAAGCCATTTGGCAACTTGGATGCGTCCATGTTTGCAAGCTCCAATGAAAACGTTGCAGTTATCAAAGGATGGCTTAAAATCAGGATAATTCTCCAAGAAGTTCATGGCAGATTTCAAATCATCTTGAACACAGAAGATATAGAATTTGAGACCAGGTTCGATTTGGCAAAGCCACTCAGCGAATTCAAGTTTTCCATAGTTGAGAGCCTCCAAAAGGTATCTGATAGATATAAATCTGTCAGGATTTCTTGGAAGGAAGGATTTGGCAGATTCAATATTGCCATCTCTTGCAGCAAACATGAGACCGAAATAAAAATTAACGGCTTCATTTTTGTTTTCATTCTCAATTGGAATGTAGGGGAATTCACCGTCAATTTCGGGGTTGATCTTTTCAATGTTCATCATCATCGTTCGTGTTTGGTTGGTAGTCACTGATTATATACAATAGATATTTGAAAAAATACGTATCATTTTTTTTTTATATATACGATATCTAGTTTTTTTTAATATATAATTATTTATAATATCTCTAGATAGCCTAGATGTTATCTATTTTTGTAAAACTCTAACCATACATTTCACGCATTTCTGAATATGTCATAGGACGACCCATTTTTTTTTCAAATTCAGCAGCTCCATCCTCCATAATGGTTGAAACAGTATCTGTTATTTTTTTAGGAGTATTAACTTCAGATGGATTAGCAGGAAATAAAATTTCTTTCATAACACGATCATTCGCTTTCTTCTCAATTTCAGC